TACCATTCGCTCTCATACTATTTACGTTTTTCCCACCATGGGTTTTTGACGTATTTTGTTATGTAGTTACTGCGCGGTATCTGTGGCAACACAGGTCGATCGCTGCGAACGCCTTGGCGATACCAAGGTGGATAGTGAATTCGGAAGTCATGCCCCAGTCGCTGAGACGCTATCTAGCTGTCAAAGGACCAAACGGAACCCCCTTGCCCGATATTTGTGTGAAGAATAACAAAATTGGACCGTTAAAGGAGGGATCTACTTTCACTGAGTCACATGACTCCCAGTGTGAAAAGAAATTCAGTTTCTTCAGACACTCACTTTACTTTTCGATCATTCCAATGGTTCATAGAAAGTGTAGTTGTAATGAACGTGTGGGTATTCTCACGCGCGTCATTAATGACTCACCTAAATTGAACAAGTGGACCTTCAAGGGATTAAAGGAGTGGTACTACAGTGGCGGCACAGAGATGCCCAAAGAGTTCCACGTGTACTCAACTGAGGAATGGATGGAGCACATGCCTGGCGGAAAAAAGCGTAAGTACGAAAACGCTTTTGATTCCGTTCTGTCACCACAGAGTAAAATGTATTGTTTTTTGAAGAAGGAACTTTTGTCTCCCAAACTTGAGAGTGATCCTAGGATTATCTCAAATAGGGACTCGAAATACCAAGTGCTTGTGTCGCCTTGGGTATATTCCTATCAGAAGGCATTGGCACGAACCTGGAATGCAGAAAATGAGGTGTGCTTTTCATCTGGGATGTCAGCTGATCAACTAGGAGACTGGTATACTGCGTGCCAAGAGGAATTTGGGCAGTATCAGAATCCAAAAATAGTTGAAAATGATTTCAGTAGATTTGATTCCACCATACAAGCGGATCTTCTCTCGTTTGAATTTTCCATCTACGAGCAAGCAGGGTGTCCCCCGGAAGTTCTAGAGCTGCTCAAAAAGCAGTTGTTCACAGCAGGATTTTCTCCTCATGGCCATTCCTATAGTGTGAAAGGGACCAGGAAATCGGGTGATTGCAACACTTCGGTGGGCAACAGCCTTTTAAATGGCCTCATAGCTCTGTATATGGCGAGGAAAGCAGGCGTTAAGAAGATTAAGTTGATAGTCGTGGGCGACGACTCCTTGATCTTTTTAGACCATCCAGATCCAGCCTCCATTTATAATACAACCTCCTACGCAGAGTTTGGGCTAAAGTCTAAGACCAAAATCCATGACTTGAACTCAAATGAGCCAGAATATTGTTCAGGGTTGTTTTATAGGAAAAAAGAAGGTGGATTCATGTTTGGCCCAAAAATTGGCCGAGTATTGTTTAAGTATGGTTTTTCAACTAGACAGAAACCCGTTGCTCTTCATCACAAAGAGTTAAAAGGGGCTGCCATAGGGAAAATCAAGGATGTATCAGACTTACCTATACTCTCCAATCTTTACACTGCTGTCTTGGCAAAACTGGAACATGTGGAGGCACGTTACAATGATGAGTTCAGGCATCATATTGGCACACATCAGTTGTGGTCAACAGACCAAGACGGGGTCTATGACTTACTGACGACGCGATATGGCTTGACAAAATCTGACTTTATAGATTTAGGGAAGCAACTCGACAAACTCGAGTTAGATTCATTCTTTGATGACCCTAGATTTGCAACCATCATCATGCGCGACTTAGGTGTCACAACCGAGGAAGTGTATGCATATCAGAGTCAGATAGCATTGGACGTCGCCTGCCCTAATGGCGCTTAGATTTCCGGGGACCTTGGCTCATCAGCTGAGGTCCCCACCATTCACTAACTCAGGCCTGACCTAGCGGTCAGGTCTCTGAGTTAAACTACCACGGGTATACC